GGAGAGGATGTGTCCATTAGAACCAGAATAGGAAACCCTAGAGCATATGGACTTCAGATAAAAATTGATACGACCCTAGGGCTACCAACGCTTCGTGCCGTTAAGGTAGGAGCATCTACTGCATTTAGATCAATTACTAGTGTACAGTAATGCTATAATCTTAATAACTTAATCCATTTACAAAAATGCCTGTTTTATCTACCGGACATAATTTTTCTGCCACTGAGCAGATTACATCAACTAAGCTAAATAATATAGCTAATGCCGCTGACTTTACTGATACTAGCGGTAGCGCAGTTAACTCAGCGAGCAGTACTGGCACTTGCGTTAATGGTGGCGGTCTTGAAGTTACTAGTGGCGGTCAGTTGCAAGTCAAGGATGACGATATTGATTTCGTTAAATTATCCGATGATGCTGCACTTACTGGTGGTAGATTTGGTATAATGAATATTGTTTATCCTGTTGGATCAGTGTTCATTGGAGTAGTATCAACGAATCCTGACACCTTGTTATTTGGTGGAACAAGTCTTACGACTTGGGCGGCTTTTGGCGCTGGTAAGGTGCTTGTAGGTATTGATTCAAGCGACACGGACTTTGATGCAGTAGAAGAAACAGGTGGCGCTAAGACTCATACTTTAACAATAAGTGAAATGCCTGCTCATACTCATACGACTACGCTTCGGGGTAATGGTGAGAATGAAACACAAAACTTTCCTGCGGCAGGTGATAGTCTTGATCCTAGCAGGTCAATGACCTCTGGCTCTACTGGTGGAGGTGGATCACATAATAATCTTCAGCCATACATCGTAGTATATATGTGGAAACGTACAGCTTAATGATAAAATTATTAATAAAATAGTATGGAAACCATTATAACAGAAACCAAGGAGGAGTCCAACCTGACTTCAAGCGAGGTAAAAAAAGATTTTACTCATAAAATTTATGAAGTACAAGAAAAACTATTTGATTCAGATGTAGCTTATACCGGAGAGGATTTTGATAAAATTAATCCTTTAGTACATAACTTTGCTGATGGAATGTACATACGACAAATTACAATGCCCGCTGGTCAAATTATAGTAAGTAAAACACACGGCCAGACTCATCCTTACTTTATTTTAGAGGGTGATGTATCAGTCCTTACAGAGGATGGAGTAAAGCGCTTCAAGGCTCCTTATAGTGGAATCACTACGGAGGGAACTAAAAGGGTTTTATATACTCACGAGGATACAGTATGGACTACAGTGCAAAGAACAAATGAAACTGATCTAGAAAAAATTGAAAACGATTTGATAATAAAAGAAGAAGATATTGAATTAATTTCTGATGATGAAGTTAATAAACTTTTAGAAGGGGTTGAATTATGAGTTTTGGATTTATAGGAACCGCTTTGACAATAGGTTCTGGAATAACACAATACAAGTCAGCAAAAAAAGCTAATAAGCAAGCTATTGCCGGTATACAAGGTGCGTACGATGAGCTTCGTGATCCTAGTGAAATACTTGAGCAACAGTACGGTGAAGATGGTCTTTTTAGTCAGGATCTGCAAGAACAAATACTTGGTAGGGAGGCTGCGCTAATACCTGGTTACTTTGGATTACAAGAACAAAGGGCTGGTTTAGCCGGGGACGCGCTTGGAGGAATTAGGGATCAAGCCAAAATAGGTCAACTTGCGGATGTTGCATTACTTGGTGGATTATCAAGGGATATACTTGAGGATCCTACTCTTCGGGGTCTTTCAAATATTCAGACACAAAGAGCAGTAGAGGCAGTACAAGAAGCGCGTAGCCCTTTTGATTTTGAAACAAGGAGTAATATTGAAGAGAGCGCACTTAATATTAGTAACCGCCTAGGTCGTACACTTGACGCAAGCACAATTGCTAGGGCTACTGAAATGTCCTTGGATGAACAAGAGCGCAGACGTAGACGCGCTGATGATCTTGTTGGTAGTGCATTTGGATTACGCCAGAGCACTAAGGTTGACCCATTCCAGTTCCTATTTGGCACACCTAGCGCTGAGGAAAGAATTGCTTCTGGATTCCTTACCTCACCATTGAGTACACAGGTTACTGATCCAGGTGCAGCAATTAATCTAGGTATGATGACTGATCAGCAAAGGGCTAATTTATTATTGGACAAGAGCCAAGTACAGGCACAAGGAACCGCCGCTCAAGGACAAATACTTGGTAATCTTATCGGATCGCTTGGATCATCCCTTGGATCATTTGCTGGCGGTATGTCACCCGCTTCTACTGGCTCAACTGGTATTCAGTCCACAATGCCTTTGCAAATGAATACACTTGGCTCATTGACACCGCCTTCAACCTTTACTCCTAATTATGGGGTATTTGGTCAGTATATGTAAATAATAATATGGCTATAAGAGGAAGCAGTCCAGTTAACGTAAATCTTGGAATGCTGGATACTCGTCCAGCAATTCAAGCGAATGCTATGGTTCAGCAAGCTAATGTTAATTTAGCTAATAGCGTGAACCAAGCTGTTAATAACTTCGTGCAAGCCAAGGAGAAGAAGGAGAATGAGCAAATAAGTATTAATGCTATTCAGAGCCTTCTTGGTATAGATGATCCTAACCTAGCTAAGGCTATAGTAAAAGATCCTGCTGTAGGTAAGGCCTTTCAGATCCAAAAGGAGCAAGAGCAATTAGCAGCGGATAGAGAACAAGCTTTAAACTTAGCTAAAATAAAAGCTGGTGATTTAACACTAGGAGAGCAACAAAGAGCGGAGATCAAGAGGTTATACCCCTTAATGCCTGATGTAATTGTTGATGATATAGCTGCAGGAAGGACTATTGAGGACAAGGACGCTGAGGGTAATGTTATTGGACTTAGATCTCCTTCTTTTGGCAATCAAGTGATTGATTTTGAATCCTATACAGGAAAGCCAGCTACGCCTACTGAGACAACTGCACCTACATCTACACCTAGTACGGTAACCCCTGCACAAGATGTTGGTTCAACTGAACAAGGATTGTTTTCTGAATACTTTAATTTAAAAGAGCAAGGTTTATCACCATTTAATTTCCAAACTGACGTAACTGGTGGAATAGAAAATGTTGTTGAGTACTTTGCTGGTGGTAGTCCCATAGCTTTGGATCCTAAAAAAAGAACCTTTGTACAGAATTTAAGAAATATAAAAAATACATTTCTCGATGGTTTGCGTGAAGGTGATAGGTATACTGTATTGGAAATTAAGAATATAGAAAAAGCATTCAAGAATGTCATTGACCCAAGCACTGACACACAATTTGAAACAGCTGTGCCTTCAGCTACAAAATATTTAAAACAACTAATTAATAGGGACGAAGAAAAATTAAAAAAGAACCTTAACACTGCTGCTAGAATTAAAATACAAGACAGAATAGCTGACTTAAATTTTGTTGTACAACAGTTAGGTGCTGATCAATTTGCGGAGCAGGAATCAATAAGAACTGGCTTGCCTATTAATGTAAAATCCGAGCAAGAGTTAATTAACAAGTCATTGGAGGCTTTAAATAAAGGAGGATTTAAATTTTAATTATTAAGCAATGATTGATTTAAAACAATTAACTGATGAACAACTTGGCGATGTCTACAATGGATTTAAATCCAAAGGCGAAGATGAAAATCTTTCAGCAGAAGAACGCGAACAAAGTTATTTAGCAGCAAATGCAGTTCTTACTTTTGTTGATGCAAAACGTAAGTCCGGTAATCCTACTTTAGCTGACAACTTAACTGAGTTCAGTCAAAAATCACTTTCTAGTTTTTTATCAATACCTGGTTTTCCTGCTGATTTAGCAACCGGAATAGTAAACAGGGGATTAGGGGCTATACCCAACAAGGCGTTTACCGCTATGGGCGTTGAGGAAGGCAATCCATTTCCCATAGAAACAGCGGGAAGTGTAACTCTTCCTAGCGGTGAAGTAGTACCAGTTCTACCTACTTCTGAAAATTTAAGAAAAAGTGTACAAGCTCTGGATAAAATTACTGGGATTGAATTCATTGGTGATTATCAAAAACCATCTGAAACGCTTGGTGGAAAAGTAGGAGATGTATTTGGTGCAACCGCTGGAGCACTTCTTCCTATGATTGGTATTGCTTCACGGATTAACCAAACAAGAGGTCTGAACGCACCTAAAAATATTAAGGAGTTCTTATCCAAGAACATAATTGATGAAGTACGCACTAGACCTAGACGTATGATTGCTGCTGAAGGAGCCGCAGTAGGAGGAATTACTGCTTCAAGAGAAATAGGTGATCGTTTAGATGTTGGGCCAACAACTCAAATGACAATGGACATACTTGCGGGTATGGGATCACCTGCTGCTGTTTACGCTATGACACCTATGACTTCGCTAGGTAGATCTGCATACAAAGCAGGAAAAAGTAAATACAAAGAAGCAAGGAAAGAACCGGATCCTAATAAGAAAGAAGGTCAACTTGCAGCTAGGGTATTACAAGAAATAGTTGAGGACCCAAATAAGGTTGTAGCGCGCTTGTCCGCGACTGCCGGAGATGAAATTGTACCAGGTAGACCACTTACAGTTGCGCAGAGATCAGAGGATGAAGTTCTTAATGCTCTGGAAGCAAAACTAATAGCTGAGTCCGGTAACCCTAATTCTGCTATTAATGCTAACAGAAATAGCGAAGAACTAGTTGAGGAATTAAAGAACTCAATTTTAGCTATGGGTTCAAGCATTGATGATACAGCAAGGTTTGCACGTATTAGAAAATCTTCATTTGATGATACAGTTAAGTTAAGTTTATCAAAAGCGGCTAATGAACTCAATGAGACGCTTACTCGTTTACGTGGCGCTAACCCTGACAAGTCACCAGAAGAAATCTCTCGCATATCTAGCATAGCTATAAGGGAATCAATTGAGAAGTCCCTGGATGATGTTGATGCTCAAGAGAAGATACTTTGGAACAAGGTTCCTAAAAGTGTTAGAGGTCCACAAGTTAATTTGGTAAAAGAAATAAAAAGACAAATAAAACAACTTGGTGTAGCGCAACTTGAAGATATTCCATCAGTAGCTAAATTTATTAATACTGAAACATACAAGAAAGGTGGAAAGCTTTTAACTAAACAAGAAAGTATGAAGAATTTAAATTCTATGTACATTAAGTTAGGAGAAATTTCTAGAGCTGCATTAGTTGCTGGTGATCGTACTAAATCTAGTCTAGCCATATCTTTACAACAGGCTATACTGAAGGACTTCAAAAGTTGGAAAGGCACAACAGGTAACAGAAAAGTTGCTGCTGACAGAATCCAAGCAGCTAGGGATTTTAGTCTATCCAAGAATCAATATTTTAGAAAAGGAACAGTAGGGAAGTATTTGGGATACGTAAAAGGTGCTGATTTTCGAGTAACACCAGCAGGAACAGGACCAGCAATACTTACCGGCAGGGGTGATGCAAGACTAGATAGAGCATTGGACATATCAAATGCTGAAAAATTTGCTCTAAGCGTTACTGGTAACAGCACTGATGAGTTACGAACACTAACTGGCATATCTGATTTTGTTAGCGCACGTTTTTTAGTAGATGCTTTTGATGATGGGGTTCTGAACCCAACTAAAGCAAGAAACTTCATCAAGGCTAATGAGGACTTATTTCGATTAATACCTGATACTAGGATTCAATTAATGCGAGCTAGAAACCAAGCTGATGTTCAACGTAGAATTACAAAAACCTCAGAAGCGTACCAATCCAAATTAGATACTCCAGCGGATTCAACATTCGCTAAATTATTAAACAGTGATCCCAACAACGCTGTTAGAAAAATTCTAACTGCTGATAGTCCAAATCGTTTGGATCAATGGAAATTACTTGTGAACTTAGCAAGTAAAAGGAGCGCTGATAACCCAATAGGAAAAGGTGGCAGACCTATAGCTGTCGAGGGTCTGCAAAATGCCATAAATAGATATATGCTTGATGAAATAACATCTACTAGTGCATTTACTAAATTTACTCAGACACCAACCTTAAATGCTCAACAACTTCTTTATCGTTTACAAAACGATGAGGTTTTGGATCAAGCTCTTAGATTAGTATATAACCCTAAACAAATGAGTTCACTTCGTTATTCGGCTAAACAAATGGCTGCAATACAGAGATCCCAAATGAATCTAGCTGATTTCCAACTTGAAACCGCGTTGCCGGGTACCATCGGAAGGTTTTTATTTAGAATAGCTGGTACTAAAGTAGGTGGTGCAGTAGGAGGTAAAACCGCTGGAGCGCCACTTGTTCTTGCTGGCGCTGGTAGTAGAACAGCTCAAAAATTATTTAATCAATTGAACCCGGACAAGGCCAGAAGGTTAATTGAACAAGCATTGGTTGATGAAGATTTAATGAAAATACTTCTTAAAATGCCTGTAAAACCTACGTCTTTAAAAGGTAAAGCTAAAGAGGTTGCAAAAAAAATAGTTACAAGCATTTCTAGTGCTGAATTAAAAGTACTAAGAGGTTATATGGGTGCAGCTGCTACTGAGGCTATTGCGGAGGATGATGAAGAAGTAATGCTTCGTAGGGAACAAATGAATCAAGAAGCAATTGACGAAATATTAGCTTTTTAATTAAAAGCCCTCACCGCTAAAAAACACAAAAAGCGATGAGGGCTACCCCTAATTAACCGCTTTTGCGGAAAGTTCTGCGTGCTGAGCCAATAGGCCTTTAAGACGTTTCTTCTCCTCCTGGACGGATTTACGTCTCATCATATCCTGGTCAATCCTATGTGAAAGCATTGCGGAGTCCTTGCGGAGTAAATCAATGCGTGTAAGTATAGTTGTAATATCGTTCTCAGTCAGTTCCATAATTTTATCTCTTTGCATTTTTTCTCGTACAAATAACCTACTTGCTTCTGGACTTTCTGATTCCTATCGAACTCCGTCTGCCAAGGCATTTGTCTTTGTTCCCAGTTGAAATTGTAATCATTGCGAATAAGTTTACTTATGTTCCAAATATAAGCGTTACCTTCGTACTCCGTCAAGTACAAAAAATCTTTTTTTAAACTCTCTGCTATGCCGGTATTGGCATCAACCTTTATGCGTTCAATGATCCAGGGATCATACCGCTTGTTTCTGGATTTTATTTCAATAATATAATAATCGCATTCGAAGTCATAAGGACTCATCTCGTGCGTCTCAGCAAAATCGCCAAGCGTGGGGTAATGCCTACTGAAGGCCTGTATTATTTTGCGTTCAATATCTTTCATAAAGGTAAGAGGTACAGGTGGTTGAAAGGGTTAATGAAGAACCCACCAACATCTTAATAGTTGGACTACCTGTACCAAATTCATACAAAGATTCCTTTGGAACTATAGAATTTAAAATTACCTTTTAGATCGCGCTCACCCTCTCGGTTCTTAGCGATGCAGTACTTCATATTGATATAAAAACCATTGCCGTCAAGTAGTTTTGATTGTTCAATATCACCTTGTGCTGGCCACATAAGAAGAATAATATCAGCATCATTCTCAATATCACCGGAGTCCTTCAAATCATATATAGCTAAACCGCCCTCGCGTTTTGCTCCCTCCCTATTAACCTGTGACAGAAGCATAATGGCTATATCAAGCTCCAAGGCTAGCTGCTTGATTGTGTGCGATATATTAGCTATAGCATCATTCTTGGATTGGTTCTTATTCTGACCAAATGGTATGAGTTGCAAATAATCAATCACAAGTAACTTTACTCCGTACCTTCGTACCATTGTTCTGGCATAGGAACAAATATCAAATACATCCCTTACGCTATGAACAGTATAGATTGGGAGCTTCTGTATCTGGTCACAGCCATCCCGAACCTTCTGCATCCTTTCTTCAGTAATGTTATGATCCTTTACTTCCCTTAGATTGGATTGGGACTTTATACTGATAATCCTCTTCACTACCTGTTTCTGGGGCATCTCCAAGCTTACTATGCCAACCGGGTACTTATCCTTAATCGCGGACTTAACAGCTATGTTCAGGGCGAGTTGACTCTTACCACAGGACGTAGGAGCACTGAGTACTAGAACCTCTCCTGCACCTATACCACCTAGCCCAAATTGGCTGTCCAAATCGCCTGTGTGCGTCCTTACAGCGTCCTCTACGTACTGATTGTTATGCTGTAGCTCTAACTCCTCTTTAAGGGCTATTACAGAGCCTTCTATGCCCATTTCCTTGTGCACTGCAAGGGATAAATTAGCTATGTCCGTCTCAAGTTTGGGCGTAACGTCCTCAGCGGATTTTGCTTCAGTAATAAGGTCCTCAGTATTGGTACGCAGCATCCTTATCAACTGCCTGGACTTGGACTTACTCCTTACGATCCCGATACTGTCACGACCCTCTAATTCAGTCGTAACGGTACCAAAGATACGCAATAATAGTTCTGAACCAACGTCCTCGTAACAGGATTTCTGCTTCAAGGATTCAGTTATGTTTGGAACTGTTGGGGTTCTACCGGACTGAGCTAAGTCAGATAGGGCAGTAAATAATAGTTGGTGCTGAAGGGTATAAAAATCTTCTGGCCGTAATACATTAGCGTATTGGTCATAGAAGTCATTACTGTCATCCAGTGTGCAGCAAGCCAATACTTTCTCTTCCGCACTGACATTCTTTGGGTAATTCGTTGTTTCTTCCAGCATTCAAATGTTCTTTCATTGATACAAGGCATTGTCCAAGGTATTTTACTTGTCTATAAATACGCTTGGAGTCCTGCTCTTTTTCTATTTCGTTTTGGAGATAAAGGGCTAGATCAAGCCCTTCCGATACTGTTTGGATTGTTTTAGAAGTCATAGCTTTTTATACTATCACCTTAGTCCAATTCGAGCGATTTGTTGTATTCCTCGCGTTCAATCATCCCTATGGCTATCAAGGAGTAACCAATTAAATCCCTAAAGATATCCTTGGATTGGTCACCATCAGTATCAACTGATAGCGTACCATCAGCGCAGAATGCCTTAGCTCTTTGGAACTTATCCTGCATTCGTACACAGATACCAGTAAGTGGATGCACACCGAACTCAGAAGAAGCGTCAAAATTTGCGAATGGATTATCGCAAGTCTCACCGCCAGTATAATCGTTGTTCTTCTTAGAAGTCATCTCCAGGATGGAGTAAACTTCAATAGTACGGAAATCTTCCCACCAGAGCTTGTCAAAGCGACAGAACTCCGGTGGGAAATCATCCTCATCAATAGGATAATCCTCTTCCATTAGAAGGGGAGATCCTCCTCAGCTTCTGGCGCTTTGGCTGTAGTAGCTGATGCTTTACTTAGCTGTGGTTCAACCTTCAGGGACAAGTATTTCTTGCCATCCTTGCTCTCGTTTTTCCAAGCAGCTATTTGGTATTCCACGCCAGCTATGTTTATTGGCCCCTTCATAAGAGGAGCGTTTGGGTGATCGGCACTATCATTTGGAAAGATAGCGCCCCGGTTTGTATTATCGTATTGTGTCATAAAATATCTTCTAATTCGTTAGAAGTAACTGTTTTAGCCTTGGCTGTTCTTGGAGCAGCCTTGCCGTGCGTATTGGTAGCATCCGCGTCCTTTGTATCATCAATACAGAAAAGACCATTCAGTGCGTACTTGCGTGCATAAGAACTAGCGGAGCCAGTGATCTGAGCATCGTCCATACCTTTCTTGACCTCGGATTCCCTAGCGAAGGCTGAGGTGGATATGATACCCTCGGATCCGCAATCCGCCAATGTAGCCGTTGATTTAACGTAGACCCTGGTGCCAACCTCTTGCATTGAATCCTCAATAATAAGGGCGCACTTATGTGTATCCAATAATGGTTTCACGGCAGTAAGGATATCCTCACAGGAGCGGTACTTGTACCCCCCGAACTTATTTGTCTGCCCCTTGGGGGCTTT